CACCACTTTGATTGAACGTATCCTTCGTTACTGACTACGTTTTCACATACTTTTGAACACGCCTCACGCTCATGCTGTGCTACCAGTTTGGCAAATTCCACGATTTCTTTTGAAAAGCAAACATAGTAATCATGGTCTATACGCATACGCTGAAAACCCAATTGTTTAGCCAACTCAATGATTTGTTCGTCAGTCATACCAAAGCCACCGCCAAAAACCAAGCCAACAAAACGGCGATAACAACCGCCAACCCATAGTCCAAGATTTTTTCCAGAATCATTTTGTTTCCAATCGTGTGATTTGATGTGCCAAAAGCCATTTGTCGCCAAGGATTCGGACCGACCGAACCCATGCGCGAATATTGTGCCGAACCAAGTGGCGCTCAATGTCGGGGCGGTCAAAGTTGCGACGTGCGCGTTGTAGCATTTGTGTGTTCATTGGCAAGCCTTGCAGTCGCATGGTTCAACCCAAAACTTAATTTCTTCACGCAATTCTTTCATGCTGTCGTATGCGTAAGTGTGGCAAATGTCCATTGGGTCATAACGAAATTTGAACCCGTTTGGCAAGTTCAATATGTAAACGCCGGGTTCGTCGGTGTCAACATCGCGTTTTACGTCAAGTTTGTATTTCATGGTTCTGTCCTATTTTGTGTTGTCGATGACACAATTATAGTTTAGTTTTCTAAACACTTCAAGTCTTTTTCAACTTTTTTTTAGGGGTTTTCCCTAATTTTCTTCAAAACTTGCAAGGCATCATCTACGGATTCCACTAAAAACGGCCTTGCGCCGGACCATTCTGACCACCAAGTCATTTGACTTTCGCGTAACGTGCGGGCGCTTGGCACTTTGTCCCCGTCCTTGACTTCCATCAAGATGTTGACCCTTTTATAGCCAACCAGCAAATCAGGACAACCGCCACCAACTTGCCCAAGTGATTGAACGGTAGCGCCAGCGTAACGCAAAGCGTCAATAATGCGGTTTTGGTTCGCATCGACTTTGGCGGCGCGTCTCATTGGTCTAACATTTCTTTCAGCTTCATGCGGTAATGATGGGCTTTTTCGGCGTCATCCAGCGCGTCGGGTTTGCGTCCCTGTCTCATGCTGTATTTGATTACGTTGCCTTTGAGAAACCCAATAAATTCGTCACGGGTCAAAACGGATTCCATCACTTCCCAAGGTTGAATTTTCATGGCGACGTAATGAATGCCACCGACTTGGCCTTTGTTGGCTTTTGCGGAAATGTTTTTCATTGCTTCGTCCATCTCAGGCGTCCAATCGTCCATCTTTGTCTCCTTTTGAAAAAACCACTTTGATTTCGTCCCAACGTTCATCGCTGGCTTGGAAAACACGGGCCATCGTTTCGTCCTTGATTGCCAGCGCCAGCGTTTTTGATACGGCGGCATCCAGCAATTCGGCATTCATGACCACCGTTCGCCAATCTTTCGACCACTTCTTTTTAACCTGTCCAACGTAAAAAGTCATATCCGGCGCGTCCTTAATTGCGTGATTCGTTCAACAAGGGCGTTGGCTTCGGTTTTGCCGCGCTTTTTTTCGATTTCCTTGATAGTGTCCCGCCACCATGCAATCGCTTCTTCACGGCCACATTCCATTGCTTTCTTGTCAAACCGCGCTTTCCATTCTCGCGCTTCGGATTGCCGCATAAATTCCAATTCTGTGTTGCTATTGTCCAACTGCATCTCCTAAACACCATAAAGCCCAAGTAATAACCGTCCAGGGAATAGTTTTGTCACCCATGCGTACAAGGTCAAGGATTCTTGCAGCTTCAAGTTCTTCAAAGTTGTAATGGTCACGCATCAAATTAACTCCAACGACATTTGTTGAACTCTCTTATCTTGTAAATCTTTATATGCAAGATTAAGTTCGCATCCAAGATATTTACGACCTAAAGATTGTGCAACTTGAGCTGTTGTTCCACTTCCCATGAAAGGGTCAAGAACAATACCGCCAACAGGCGCACCCGCCATAATGCAAGGCTCAATTAACTCATCTGGGAAAACAGCAAAGTGTGCGCCAGCATAAGGCTTGGTGTTGACAGTCCAAACACTTCGTTTATTTCTTTGCCCATCGTATTCTTTGTATTCGGAAGGTCTTGCATTAACTCCTTTTTGTCCTTGACGTTCGGCACTCCCTTTTGCCGCTAAAGTGCCAGCAGGTATTACGCCTTCTTCTTTTATTGCTTCATTGTCGTAGTAATACTTTTGAGACTTGCTTAACAAAAAAATGTATTCATGCGCTTTCGTGCATCGGTCTTGAACCGACTCGGGCATGGGATTTGGCTTGTGCCAAATAATGTCTTGACGCAGATACCAGCCATCTGCTCTTAGCGCGAAGGCCAACATCCAAGGTATGCCAATCAGGTCTTTGGGTTTGCAGCCAGCAGGAACAAACGAACTGGCTTTTGTATGGGTCATGTTGCGCTCATCGTTTGTTGCGCCCAAATTGCCTGCTGGCCCTTTTCCGCTGCCAGCGTAGCTATCGCCAATGTTTAGCCACAGCGTCCCATCATCCTCAAGAACATCCCATACACATCGGAATACTTCAACCATAGCTTTAATGTATTCCTCTGGTGTTTCTTCAAGACCAATCTGGCTTTCATGTCCATAATCACGCAAGCCATAGTAAGGCGGGCTAGTAACGCAAGTTTGAGCTTTTACGCCTTCTGCCGCCCATTGGCGCATCGTTTCACGGCAATCACCGAAAACAATTTGGTTCAATTTTTACCCCTTAATTGGTTCAAACGCTCTCTGATATGGTCAGGCATCGGTACAGCTTTAGCACGTTCTTGAGCAATGATTTCCAAGGTACTGACCTGCTTTTTAGTCTCAGGTATTTCAGCGCCATCCCATCGTTGCTGGTTAAGGTAAACCAAAGGGGCAGGTATGTATGCGCCATCCAGCTTGCGCCATTGGTCTGTGGTTTTCATCCACTCAACGTGCTTAATTATTTGGTCTGCACAGGTTTCACAATAGAGCTTGGCCCATTTTTGCAAACAAGCCGATTTCGCGCCTTTTCTTGTTGACTTAGGCCAAGCTGCCCAAAAACGCTCAAATCCTGATTCATTCATCGTTTGTGCTTTCATGTGGTGAATGTAACCCGGTCCATTTGTCTTGTTGCTCTTTTAAAAAGTCAGGCAACAAATTAAACAAAAGTTTTGTTTGGTCGGGAGTAAACAAAAATTGCGTTTGGTGTCCACATTCAAAACAATCTTGTTTTATTACGAAATAACCCATGTCTGAAACATAAACTTCAGTTGGGTAACTGTTACTTAATATCATGTGATTTCCTTTCTGTTTTTAAACTGCTTTTTGGTGAATGTTTGAGCAAAGCACAGCCTAACCGTGGTCAAAACCAAAGTTCGCTTGTGCCTTCTGCTTTTCGGAGCCATGTCCTCGCATCGCACTGTCCAGACTATTTTCAACCACCACGCTCTAGACTTCGCCCACGTTCCCCGCTTTGGTTCGCTCATGTAACGGGGTATCTCATGCCCAACCATCGACGTACCGCATTGGGCAGTCCAAAAGCAAAAACCCCGCAAGATGCTCTGTGGTCTTGGCTCTTGGCGAGAGCAACAGCAAGACGATTGAAGTGACTCAAAAGACTCGCTTGCCGTACGACAAGACCACACAGTACCCTGCGGGGTTAATTTAATCACTTCATCGTCCAGATGCCACTCTAGACGGTTCTGAGTATACACGAAAATTTGCCTTGTCAATAAAACCATTCGGGCCGCAAGTTCCGCAAGTCGTAAAGCCGACCCTTTGGAATGGCCTTCCATTGCGACACCGCGCCTTTTGTGATGCCCAATAGTCGCGCCAATGCGTTCGACCCACCTGCCAATTTAATTGCAATTTCTTTTGTCATCCGTTCAGTTTACTATACAATGAACGTCCCATCAACAAAACAGGACATGACAATGGACCACACAAACCGAACGCTTTATGGCGTTTTAAGCCAACTTCGGCAAATTGAAGATTCAGACATCACGCCATTCGTGGCCCGACAGCTTATCGCCAGCTTGCTTGGCTTTTTTGGTCAAGGCAGCGCGGATGTGGCTAAGGCAACCAAAGACCCATTGATGGACGCTTTCATGCGCTTGGATGACCTTTGCGAATCAGAATTCTATTCGGGGACACGGCAATGAAAGTTTATAAAGCAATCAGCGACGTTCAAGCCGCCTTGTCGGTGCGTGGAATCGCCAAAAACCGCAAGACGGATTCCGGGTCAATCTATCATTTCCGGGGCATCGATGACGTTTATAACGCCTTGGCCGAATTGCTGCCAAAACATGGGCTTTGCATCTTGCCGCGAGTCTTAAACCGAACCTGTGCGGAACGGGTTAGCGCCAGCAATAAGGTTCTTTTTTACGTCACCGTGGAAGCCGAATTCGATTTTGTCAGCGTGGAAGATGGGTCAAAACACGTTGTTAAAACGTTTGGTGAAGCAATGGATTCGTCCGATAAGGCCACCAACAAAGCAATGTCCACGGCTTACAAATACGCCTGTTTCCAAGCCTTCAGCATACCGACTGAAGCCATCGACGTGGAAATCGACAATCACCAAGTCAGCGGTGGCCCATCATTGGCCGACTTGACGCCATACCTTGCCAATATGGAAAACGCCAGAACGCACGATGAATTAAAAACGGCTTACTTTGCCGCGCTCAAATTTGCTGGCGGTAATATCCAACTTCAAAACCAAATTCTCGACCTCAAAGACCGCAAAAAAGCAGCAATATGATTCAAGGTTCACCAGAGTGGTTTGCCGCCCGATGCGGCAACGTCACGGCTTCGCGCATTTCGGAAATCGTAGCCAAAACAAAATCAGGTTATTCCACATCCCGCGCCAATTATTTGTCTCAATTGCTTTGCGAACGATTGACCGGGACGGTTGAAGAATCTTTCACCAACGACGCCATGAAGTGGGGAACAATGCAAGAACCCTTTGCGCGGGCGGCATATGAGCAAGCCAAGGACGTGATGGTCGATGAAGTGGGGTATATATCCCACCCAACAATTGAACGCGCTGGCGCTTCGCCTGATGGCCTTGTCGGGGATGATGGCGCGATAGAAATCAAGTGTCCAAATTCAGCCAATCACTTCGAGACAATCATCAACAAAAAATACCCTAAAAAGTATCATGACCAAATGCAATGGCAAATGGCCTGTACCGGACGCAAATGGGTGGATTTTGTTTCGTATGACCCGCGAGTGCCCGAACGCTTGCAGCTTTACATTCAGCGCGTCCCGTTTGACCCGGTGTATGTGGCCGAATTAGAAACTGAAGTCAAATTATTTTTGCAAGAACTGGAACAAAAAATCCAATCTTTGCTTATGATTTGACCCGCAGTTGTCTTTTGGAAGCCTGTTAAGCCAACGTTCAAGGATGCCGAACCATGCGGTTTTTTGGCTTTCTCGCATGGAATTTAAAAGGCCAAATTGAGGGCTTCCACCTTTTTACGACAACACTTGCAGGGCTTGTCGGGTTAAATGCACCCGTTCATCCAAGCCAAATGTCCCGCCATTGATTCGGCGCGTCAAACCTTCCCAATTTTCATCCTCTGCCAATGGATTGCACCCATGTGTAACCCAGAACCAACCACCGCTTTGGGCCGCATAAAGTGGTTGTGAAACCGGGGCAGGGTTATGAACAAAATCTATGCCAATTGATTGCCCAAAATGCCAAAAGTTGTCGTGGCCTGTGAGTTGAATCACACCACGGCCATGATAAAGCCATCCATCGCCGGATGCTTCATCCCGGTTGCCTATGCGGTTGCAATAAATCCTGTTGGCGATGCGTTGCGGTTGGTGCGCGTATTGCTGGATTTCTTCAGGTTTGAACTTGTGGCCAAATAGCCGTTGCAAAGTTTCCGCAGAATAGTTTAGATTTTCTTCCAGCTTGCGGAAATGGCCGGATTCGTGGGAACACTGCCCAATAAACGCCGCTTGTTTACGCACATCGTCAATCATGAACCGACGGAATGTGGAGTTTAGCGGTTCTTCCCATTCCGGGCCGATTCCAAGTGCGTGAAGTTGTGCCGCTGTAATCATTTCACACCAGCGTTTATGGTTTCGCGGACGTTGTTGTATTGGGCGATGCAAGCGTTGAGTCTTGTGATGGCGATGTCG